CTGCATAGCGTTTTAATGCCGTTACACAATCTTCCAAATATACCTCCGAAGAAGGCACTGCTGGTAACACGTGCTTTGCAAAAGCGGGGGTTTCCGTTTTCAAAGGAACATCTGTATTAAATATATCATTCATCTTTTTAATTAAATTTAGTGGTTAAATGCCCCGCCTTCGCAAAGCACCATACGTTACTGGCAATACTACATACTGCCAAATAGCGACAGTTCTTTAGTTTGTGATTGTATTCTGACATTTGCTTTTTGACAGCTACTTTCGTTTATTTCATAGCCATCATATTCAAGTTCTAAATCTTTTGCAACTACTCCAAAAGTTCCGCTACCAGCAAAGCCATCCCAAACACTTTCACCTTTGCAAGTAAGCCATTCCATTATTGGTTTTATAAGGTCAATCGGTTTGCCCCAAACACCCAATTCTTTGCCTACATTTCGTGGCACTTCAATAACGCTGTTAAGCATCTTTCTTTCTCTCGGTGTGTAGGTTCTATCTCCTAAATCCTTATCCCTTCCTATACATCCTTTTCCCTTTTTCATTGGCGTTCTATCAGCATTGTATTCGCCAGTATAAGCATCGTAACGAAGTTCACCGTAAATCATTATGTGTTCGTGTGTCAGGCGTGGCATATTATGGCTTACCCATCTGCCATCTTTAAAAAACCAAATCATTTCAAACTTTGGCACACCAAACATTTTTTCAACGTGGTGTCTGTTTTGAAAATTTGTAAAGCAGCAATATGTTTTTGCATCAGGTTTGTAGTTAATATCTTTCCAAATATCAAAAGGTGGGTCAAACATTGCAAGGTCGTACAATCCTGCTCCATTCTTGTAATCGGAATGGGTTACTAAATTTGACCGTACTGCTGGTAACACGGTATTGGCAAAATTGCCGTTTTGTTTTTCAATTAAACTTTCGTCCATAATTTCAACTTTTGTTTTCCAATTTAGCTTTCGGTTCGGCAACTTCGCCAATACCCATACGTTATTGGCAATCCACAGACAGCACCTTTGTGACTAGCGTGTCCTTTAGGATAAACCTCTGCACATTGACTTGGTTGCCGATCCATTCGTTATTATTTCCGCAGGAGTAGTAACTACTGGATGTGGTTTTTGGATATCCAGTTCTTGCAGGATAGAAGTCTTCAGATAGCATCTGGGTACAGACTTGACATCCATCCTTCTTACATGAAACAATAAGCAGACAAATCAAGAACCATTTCATTTAACAAAGATAGGTTCTCCACTAATAGATTATCCTAATATCCCAAGGTCAATAAGTTGCTGAATCGTAAAGTGAGGCATTGCGATATTGGCAATCCTGACCTTGACATCTTGAACATCCTCAGCTTCCTGAAAGTCCAGAAACTGTCTAACATCGAATCCATTGTCCTCCTCTTCTTGAGAAACAATTACTTGCAATAGCACTTCATAAATTGGCATAACATTTTTTGGTTTTGTGTCCTGCAAATGTAATAGAATGATTTTATTATCTGCAAGTATTTGTTTAGAATTAATTTTACCTTTGGCTTATGTCCCAGAGAAGTCAGGATAAGATTATAAAAAAGATTCAGGCTCTGCAAGCTTCATTAGAAAAGCAGATGGCTGATGCATTGCCAGAAGTATTCAGCCAACTCTCAGAGCAAGTAATTGATATTGTTTCGGGGCTAAGTCTTGACCCCAAGAAAAGGTCAGAATCACTCCGTGACATCATTGTTTTAAAAAGACAGATTGGAGATGCTCTGGTATCAAACCAACTCTACCAAGGCTCTGTGAGTGCCTTACTGGAAGGGTATAAAGAACTGGCATTGCTATCCGATGATTTCATGGGCGAAGTCCTGGATAACTACACCCGGAAGTTGGATTTGTATGATGCCATCCTGAAGACAAACATTGACATCACTAAGAACAATCTTTTGGGAGCAGGGATAAAGGACAACTTCTCCAATGCCATCAGGGAAGTCCTGAAGGCAAACATATCCGGAGTAGGCAACAAGGCTGACCTTAGAAAGACTTTGACTCAGTTTATCGAAGGGACTCCGACAGAGAAAGCATTCCTTGAGAGATACATTACTCAAGTCACCAACGACTCCGTAATGACTTTCAATCGGGAATACCTACAAACTATTTCTGAGGATCTGGATGTAAAGCATTACCGGTACTCTGGGACAATCATTGGAGATACCAGAGCATTCTGTGCAGCCAGAGCCGGAAGGATATTCAAAAAGCCTGAAATAGAAAAATGGCCTGACTTGGGTCAATGGCAAGGAAGGATGCCAGGGACCAACAAGCAGACCATTTTCTCATATTGTGGTGGGTATAACTGTCGGCATCAACTCTGGCCGACCTCAGAACTCCAATACCAGAAAGGTGAGGAGGCAGGGATTACTGGATTGAGGTAATCATTTTATCTTAGTCCAAAACTTTACAAGTAAAAGGATTAGCAAGGCCAGATAAAGACCATAGCAACTAATCTTAAAGAACGCATTAATCATCATTCTCCGGACATCTCTTGAACCCATAATCATACGAATTTATTTCCATCTAAAGTTACGGACATTGGCTCTCTAAAAATCACATGGTCATCATTCCAAAAGGCAATATTGTGCTGATAATCCTCCTTGGAAATCTTAACAGTTTGATTAATATTAGTCATAGTATCCGAAACATAAAGTGAAACTATGAAGAACTCATCTACAAACTGACTTGCAGGCGAATGCGCAAAGGACATCCATCCTCCGAGGGATTGAATTGTTTTTGCAATTGCTCCCATGTCATCATGGTGAAGACTTACCGATAATCTGTTGCCGATATACAGATTGGAATAATTAAACTTTTCGATGGTCATTTTTTTATTGTATTTTGTTTCTGCAAATCTAATATCGAAATTATTAATTCTGCAAATATTATTTCACATAGCGCAAAGAAAAAATGGCAAACAATATTTACGATACATTCAAGGAGTTTTTCTCCCAACAAAGAAAGAACTTCTTTGAGGCATCAATACCGGCCAAGGTCTTGAGGGAAGCTGCTATCTTCTCTGCCGGTGATGTGAAGGATAGGGTTCAACAGAGAGGAGTAAAATCTGACAATACAAGTCTGCCACCTTATTCTACTAATCCTTTTGCAAGGCCAAGAGGGTTAAGAGGAACTGGTAAGTTTAAGAAGTATCCTGGTGGATACAAGGAGTTCAGGGAGCAGAATAGAAGACAGACTCAACACATGGATCTTACTTTGTCTGGAGATATGTTTGATACATGGAGGCCAAAGCCAATAGACAATAGGTCTTATGGTGTTGCCTTTGTTTCTCCTCAGATGGCAGAAAGAGCAGGATTACATGAAAAGAAATTTGGTCCTATATTTGGCCTTACTCCGCAGGAGGAGCAGGATGCCCTTCAGACTATTAACACAAGTGCGATTAAATTCTTAGAACGATGACCCAGACATACACAGTAGAAAACTCACTCCAAGCCTTGTGTCAATCTCTGTCCGAGTATTACGGATTAAAGGTCAAGTATTATGGAGAGGCTACCGAAAGTCTGGTTCAGGATTCCGCAGCAAACTATGTAACCATAGATGGAAGCCAGTTCTGCTCTGTGGATGACCAGTATGACTTGGTTATCTTTTTAGTTCGGCAGAATTCCACACCTAATCCTCAGCCAGGAGGAGGAAGGAGAAATATCCTGACCAGAAATGTTACCTTCAAGTTGATATGCAATACTAAGCATCAGGGAGAAGAGTTTGTTATTTCTACAATGATAAACGCAACAAGCCACATGGAGTACGATGGAAGTTCATTTGATTCAAAGTCCATTGCTCAGGAATACTTTGGCCTGCCAGAAAGAAACTTTGAAACCAATTTCTTTACCGTTGACTTTAGCATCACCGAGAAGATAACTTGTCAACCCTGCTAATTACTGGGTTGGTTGTTGTGTAACTGGAGTAGTTGGAATAGGTTGAACTGCCCCTGCTACCGGAGCCGTTGCTGCTCCTCCAGACTGGCCATAATAGGTAGTTCTTTTGCTTCTTTTTTTGCCTCTGCCTCCCATTGTTTTTTTCTTTTTGTAAAAAATGAGTCCAGAAATAAAACATCTGGATGGTCATACAAATGTCTATTTTTTTTGCCTGACATGAATAGAATTTCTTTTGGCTTCAGGACCTCAATCATCCGGTGATATCCAAGGTCAAAGTAGTATCTCTCTTCGTTATTGAGGATTCCCACATCGGACACGGCCACTATTGATCCTTTGGCCACTCCATTAAAGCAGAACTCAAAGGACTTCTCATTGGCCCAGGTTATGGTTGGAATTACATTCAGGCCCATAGCCTGCCATAGATTACCAATCATTCTATTGCGGAAGGTATTCCACATCAGCATTGGTTTTGGCATTCCGATGAGTAGGGAAAAGTCTGGGGACATAATTTGTCCAATTTGTAGATGCAGGAATCTGTGGCCATATCTCTCTGGTTGATTCCAGAGTCTTTCCAGATGGTAATCATCCAAAAAGGTGGATACTGTGCATCCTTCAACTATCTTTTTTCGGTCATTTACATTAACTAAGTATTTGACATTTGCATTAGTGCAATTTATTTCAGGCCAATCATCATCTGAAATCAAGAGTGAAGAGTTGAGTGAATCCCACCCACCTGGTTTCTTTGCCCAATTGTCAGAAGTTCTTGTATCCATCTCTATTTGAAAATGCAAATATTCAATTTAGATTTGCAAGAAATATTCTACTTGATGAAAATTCCTCTGGATAAAATTGTTTTTATCAATATGGATAAGTCCATATTTAGGAGGAAGAACCTATTGGCTCATTTTGCGGAGTTGGACCTTCAGGATAAAAATGGTGATGCCCCAGTAAGGATAAATGGTGTGGATGGCAATTTTGTCAAGCATCAGGTAGTTTCTAAGAAAAGTCTTGGCATCAAAGGTCTTCCAATATCTGTTTCTGAAAAGGGATGTTTCGCTGCTCACCGAGCCATAATGGAAATGCAGATTGCCAATAAATGGGAATATGTATTGTACCTTGAGGATGATGTGAGATTTGACAAAAAGAACCTTGAGACATTGATTTCAAACTGGGACTCACTCCCAGATTTTGAGATGCTAAATTTGTCTTGGGCATACTATAAAAGGCCAGAGCATCCAGTTTGGGAAGCAATCCCATTCCCAAGTCTTGAACACTTTTTCAAGGGAGATGGAATGTGGTTGTGTCATGCTTACATCTTATCCTTAGATGGGGCCAAGTATGCTTTTGAATATACCAGTGTCCAGAGTCATGGACTTGACTGGCATTATTCAGCTATGCAGACCAATATGAAGTCCTATGGATTTAAATGGGGGGAAATAGCCAAGCAGGATAATAAAGGAAGTGGAATGCGATCAACAATAATTCATACATCATAAATTAAAAAACAATGACAGACGGTCTTGACTACATTCGTAAGGCAGTTGCCGAGAAAGGCAACAAAGCCAGAGTAACAATTGTAAGATGGGAAATTGACCCAAGAACTGGCGCACAAGATGTTCCAATTAAGCTTCAGGTAAATGGTAAGCTTGCTCTTCAAGAATTGCAAAAGCCAGTTAATAAAAGGTCTTTTTCTTGGAGTCGCATTAGGCCATTAGGTCAGGAGCCATACTCAGAGAATACAATCAATGAAGGAAGTCTTTCAGACCCTATTCTTCGTGCTAAATTAAAAGATGCTCTTCGTGCTGAGATTGAGGCTGAACTTAAATCAGAAGCATCCGGTACTTCTCTGGATGCCTCTGACTTGGTTGAAAAGCCAAAGAAGAAAAAGAAGGTTGAAGTTGTATCTGAACCAGAAGAAGAGATTACCGAATCTCCTAAACCAACTGAATTCAACGAGTATCTATGAACATAAAAGAATTTTTAATTGCTCAGGCCAAGAGGGCAGGAGTAGACCAAGACCCGGAATTCCAGTTAATGGTTTCGGCTTCTTCTTTGAATGACATCCAAGTTCCAGATGCCGTAGAACAAAAGTTCAACACCAACTTATTCGATGGGGAACTTGCTAAATCGAATCTGGACTTGAAGACCCACTTCATCAAGAATTACATGATGGGTTACGATGAGGAGATTGTAAATCTTGCAAAGCAGTATGGCCTTGATGACCAATCTGTAAATGAACTCAAGATTACAAAGAACTCAGGTGACAAGGTAAAGCTTGCATTCAAGAAACTCAAAGACCTTGAAGAGAAGGCCAAGCAATTCTCCAACAAGGATGTTTCGGATGAGTACATGAAAAAGATTGCCGAGGCTCAGACCAAAGTTGATGAGGCTATGCAGAAGGCCGATATTGACAAGAGTATTGTGGCCGATAAATACATTGCCAAAATGAAGCAGCTATGGGAGCAGACTCAGTTAAACGGCATCCAGTGGAATGAGAATGTCCCCGAAGCTGCCAGGATTCCTGCTTACCAAGCCGTAATGGAGAGGAAATTGGCTCAACTTGATGGAAGGATTATGTACGATCCTGAAAGAAATGTGGCCAAGCTTGTCAACTCAAAAGATGAATCATTGCCACTGGTAGTGAACGGAAAAGAATTTACATATTCTGACCTTTCAGTATTAGTTTTGCAAGAGAATAAATTGTTGAAGGAAAAAGGGATGGGTGGCACTGCCCCAGACTTTCAACAAGGCACAACCCCAGTCTCGTTTGTTCCACAAACGCAAGGTACTCAACTTTCTGCCTCTGTCAGGGGCGCATTGGCTGATATTTCCAATATCGCTGCCAATTACAAATAATTTGATATCATGTCAGTAGCATCAGAAAACATCTGTCCTGCGATATTAACCTCGCTATCGGACAACCTAATAAACAACAGTGCCAATGTGAACATTCACGGTGGTACTCTTGCTGCCCTTAACGACCCTTCAAACCTTTCTACCGGGACAATCATTCGCCAAGCGAATAACGATGGTACTGGTCACTCAAAGGATGTTCGTATCGTTTACAAGCAAAGACTTACTGCGGATGATACCGTAACTACAAAGTCTTGTGACTTCGATGGTCCTCTTCCATACCTTGAGATTCCTTTCCAGGTTACGCAGTATCGTGGAGTATCCTTCAGTATGACTGAGGAGCAACTTCGTGTATATTGTGCAGCTTACTCTGACCTTGTACAATTGACTGGCTCAACCGATCCAAATCAAATCGTGCAGAGGGCTAACGGAATTGGCCGTGCAGGAGGAGCCTTGTCAGTAGTTCGTGAAATGTATAATGACTTTCAACTTGCTGCGAATGCTCTTATCCAATCAATGAACCAAGACCTTGTAACCTCAATTGCAGGTTCATTCGGGGCATGGTATGGCCAAGCCGGTGTAGTTGGTTCTGAAACCTATGCGGTTGAAGATTCTACTAATGGTTCCTTGATTCCAAAAGGTCTCTTCACAATGAAGCAGGCTTACATGAACTCTGGATTCAATGGCGCACCTATCATCGTTGGTGGTGCAGGAGCATTGCAGAGGGTTTGGATGAACGACTCTCGTTACTTCGGTCAGGCTGCTAACGGTCTTGATTATTCAACTGTTCGTAGTAATACTGGTATTGCTGATTTCTACTTCGATCCAAACATTACTGGCGCACCTTTGACTTCTGTTGATTCCGCTATCGTGTTTGCTCCAGGCTCTTTGGTGTACACTCCGTTCCTTCAGTATGTAGGTTCTTTCGGGGACATCGGAATCATGAAGAGATTCACTATGCCAATCCCAGGATTGCCGCAAGTTCGTTGTGATGTTCGTATCCTCCCAGATGAGTGTAACGAACTTTACAAAGTTGTAATGGAGTGCTATTTCGATGTATTCGCATCACCAACTACTCTGTTCAAGAGTACTGATGATAACTATAACATCAACGGTATCTTCGAAGCTGAATTTACCTCTGCGCCATAATTGCAGTTCGACACAAAAGAAAGAGGGAGGCCAAAAGCCTCCCTTTTTTTTTATAAAAAACTTAAACACACTAAAAAAAATTCTGAAAACCTATTTAATCTGGAGTCCGTAGTTCTCTTTCAGTTCTGCCCCTGGGACAAACTCACCATCCTTGATGGCCTTGCTTATCTCTGACTTCCAGACCTCCTTTTTAATAACCCAGAAGGCAGGAGGTATTGATGCCTCATCAAGAATTTCCACAGACTGAGACTTTCGTAAAGATAGCTTGAATAAAGCGGTCTCATAAGCCTTGTTCCCAGTCTTGGGGTTCTCATTGCCAAATACCATCAGCGCATCCCTAAGAGTCTCCCTGAGCCTTGTAGAGGTATTCTCTTTGGCCTTCTTGATTGCCTGAATCCTTTTAATCTCAGCAGCAGCTTGGTCTGCCTCAGATTCAAGTTTGAGGATAAACTTTGAGTATGCCTCAGCCTTATGTTGGAAGTTCTCCCTGCGGATCGCAAGGTCTTCCATGATTTCATCGGTTACCTCACCTCCATTTTCCTCCATCATGCTGATGAAGTTCATCTCTTCGATGGTCAATTGATATAAGTTCATAATGATAGTAATTATTTAAAAAGGCAGTTCATCCTCTTGTTCTGGTAAAGACCAAGCATCAACTTGGTTCTGGACTTGCTCCATGTGGGCCACTTGTGGTGACTTTAAGGCTTGGTACTCCTTACTGGTCGTAATCTTGGCCTTAATCCAATCTGGAAGGGAATCAAACTTGGCCTGATCGAAGGCATCAAGTTCAAATACGAATGAAGGATTAACTTGAGCCGGAGCCTGAAATCCTTTCATTAAGGCTGAAACTGATGATATCTTGGCGAAGAACTCACCAGGACTTGTCTTTCGTGGTTCATGGATAATGCTCAACTGACATGGAACACCTACCAGTTTAGAAACATCAAAATTAACTGCTTCATCCTCGGTAAAGCCTTTGCCCCTCCAAGAGGTCAGGAAGGCTCTCAGGGTTGACTTTGGGTGCATGGATAAGGCAAACTCCTTGCTAACAGAGATAGGCTGCTCACCCTTCTCCTGCGTGAATACCTTGGTCTCTGTGGGAAGTTCCCACTCAATCAGAACCTTGTTGACCCAACGACTTTCGCCATTGTATTCATCTTGGATGGTTCCGATGTGAATCATCTTGTAGCATCTTGCTACGAATGTACCGGCAGGAGCCAGAGTCCTCTCTGATTGTGCCTTTGTTGTTGCTGTGATAGCCATTTTTTACTTGATTTTTTGTGATGCAAATATAAGACTTGTTGTTTCAATATATGCAAATAAAATTTACAATATTTTTTAAGATACTGATTTTAAGAGGATTCCAAGATGCCTGAGATTATTTTTGGTCTCAGCAATCAGGATTTCTCCATTCAATTCTTCTTTGATTATGCAGGTCCATCTGGCCTTTAGTTGGGCCGGTTGGATATCATATTTCTTGCAGAATTGTTCAAGTGTAAGCCTTGGAAGCTTTGGCTTTGTGGTCTTGCTTAGGATTAGTTTCTGGGCAATCATTTGATTTCTTTCATTGTCAATAATCCAAGGTTTCTTGTAACCCTGAACTTCAACAGTATCAAATGATTTAAGATGGCGGTGCAGTTTGTACAGTGGAAGACCGTACTTATCTGCGAACCACAACATCTTTAACTTTACATTTTCCATTTATTTTTTAATTTGTGCAAAATTAGATTCGATTTCCAATAATGCAAATTTTTATGCCAGAAGGCCCATATCCAAAGTACAAAGGCTCGGAAGATAACTTTCAAAAATCAGTAGCAAAATATCTGGATGCAAAGGGACTTCTATGGTGTCACCCACCCAATGGAGGAACCAGAAACATAATTGAGGCCACAAAGTTGAAGGCTATGGGAACAAAGTCTGGAGTACCTGATTGCCTCATATTCACAAGGAAAGGCGGTTTTTCAGGATTGATTATTGAATTGAAGGTTGGATATAATAAGCCATCCGACAACCAGGTGGAGTTTATGAATAAACTTGAAAAGGAAGGTTGGTTGGTGGTGGTTTCATGGTCTTTGGACCATTGCATTGCCCTGATTGATTGGTATGTCTCTCTGGATAAATAAAAGAAAATTTGCACAAATGAGAATGGCTTATTTCATTTGCTGAAAAAAAACCAATGGAAAATTATTTACCAGTAGAGCAAACCACACTTGGAGTGTGGAGCATTACAGACTACAATCCAGAGACTAAGTATGTCAAGATTCAGGATGACCAAAATGTATCAGTCTGGATTCCTATTCTATTTTGGAATTGGCATGAGGATGGCGCAAGGATAAGGGCCAAGGCTGAGAATCTCCGCAAGAGCCGGGATTACTTTAAGCAGGAGAGGGATTTGCAGAAAGTCATGCATACCAAGGTTATCAAGGATCTTGATGAGAAGCTTCATGCCTCACTGAAGAACATTGAAATTATTTCCAATGTTGAAACTGCTTTTGAGTGCATAAAGGAAGAGGTAGCAGAAATGGAGCATAAAATTACATTTTGGAAAACAGTTGCCATTGCCCTTTCTTTTTTTGGTATTGCCTTATTTGCTTTAATATGTATGTCAGCAATAAAATGAGGAATGACTTCAGCAAGTTTACTTGCTTTGTTCGGGGAGTTCTGGAGACTGGTATAGTTATTAAACACTCAGACAAGGTTCTCCGCAATGATGTGAAAATGCATTTCAATAGGTTGTTGTTCCATGCTTCTGAATTTGAGAAATTCCTGCACAAAGAACTTGGCGAGGATATGGCCAAGGCTGAGGATGATATCAATTCTTCCATCACCGATTTGGTATGGCAGATATTCGATATGGAAGAGGTTGAGGTGGAAAAGTTTTTTAATCACATCAACAACTTTGATCCAAACAAATAGTTAGATTTGTATGTCGAAAGACCCGGATTGCGAACCCGGAAAAATAGAGTTATGAAATCATTAAAGACCCCATCCGGAAAGTACTTGTCAGGCCGACTCTTGCCTGTTCGCAACAAGGAAATCTGGATGGGGTTTTTCTTTTATGAAAAAATCATTCATCATACACTTGGATAGCCTGGAGATTCTGGATGAATTAACAGATGATCAAGCAGGAAAATTATTGAAGGCTTTTCGTGATTATCACCATGAAAAAGACCTTAAACTGGACTCAATTTTGAGGATAGTTTTTGTCCCATTTAAGCTACAATTTCAAAGAGACAATGATAAGTACGAAGGTACTGTTGTTCGTA